TATAATCGATACCATCAAGCCGCTTCCGCCTTTTTGCCAGTTGTTGAGCGTAGCCAATTTCACCGCGTATTGATTGTTGCTGTCCATGGTCGCAACCCGGACATTTCCGGTCAGAGCTATAGTAGGCGAGAACGGCGAAGATCCCACTCCCGGTAGCGCTGTCCCTGTCGCCGCCCAACCTGTTCTAACAACCCCTGTTAAATCGATTGCGTTGATGTAATGAGCGGTAGTCCCTGTGTTTTTCACCAACACGTAGATGTACCTCTCGTCGGAGCATATGGCATCGATGGAATAGGTTCCTGCCGGGAAGAAAGTTGCCAGCGAAATAGAACTGGCAATGGTTGGTCCGATTGCTTTGAAATGATACAGCGAGAAATTCGTATTATCCGCGACAACTATTTCGCGCGTTCCGTCTGCCGGATTGAATGTCATCGCTATGTCACGCAACGCCAGTGTTCCTCCCAGACTGACCGAGTTAGGCCACGCCCACGGGCAAGCCCACGAATCGTTGTTGTGACAAAGTTGTGCCGCGATAGATCCTGGCGTTGCGTAGTGGCTAGAGCTTCCGCCGTGGAGCGTTTTGAAAAACGGATTGTCCTTGAACTTGAGGTTGTTGATCTCCGACGCTCTTGAGGTTGTCAGCAGTGGGTTCTTAAAACTCCACGCTCCGCTGACTATCTCAGCCGTTGCTCGTTCCGTCCGCTCATTAATGTGGCCGTAAAGCGCAACAAGAGCTTGATGTGCCTGGCCTCCCGCGAACGACTCAGGCGTTCCCGCGATTGCCGCCGCAGTGATCGAAGTGTCGGGATGTTGCGGTGCCGCTCCGCCTATGTGACCATCTACTGCACCAGCAAGAGCATCCAAAGCTCCGGCGACGCTCGTGCTGGACCAACTCACGTAGGTTCCGGTGTAATCTGTGGCGGATATAATTGTGTCGGCTAGAGCGTTCAACATATCCAACACTCTGTCGATTGCGTCGTGCGCGTTGCCGAAATGAATTTCGCCTGTGATGACACCATCGTACCGCAACCAGTCCTGGCGTCTGCTGTAATCGAAGTCAGAATTGAGAATGGCGGTGAAGCCGTCTGCTACCAGCATGTCGGCGAGCAGCACCGCGTCGCCCATCAGTGGAGCAGGAGTGGCGAATCCTACCGGAGCACTGGTCCCGAGTCTCACGAAGAATTCGTATGATTCGAGTTGCTTCGTGTACACGGTGACGTTGTTGCCGTCTAATGCTGGTTCCGTGTACTCTCGCTTGGATCTCAAAAAAACCGAGATGTAGCGTTCTTCACCGGCTGCGGGATTTGAATCGGTTCCGAATTCGTCCTTGGAGCAATCCACACTGCTCAACAGATCCGATACGTAGCACCGCTGCCCTTCCGGGTCGTAAGCGATTCCCGGTCCGTCGACATCTATGGTTTTGTCTGGAACCGGTGCGTGCTCAATCGCGTCCAACCCGCCGACGATACCAAGAAGGTTGTTGTCGGTGGATAAGGCATGAATTGCATCCTGCGCTTGTTCGAACACCCAATCCAATTGGCTCTGCGTTACTCTCTGGCGGAAAAAAAAATCGAATAAATTCATGTTTTACCTCTTCTTTGAGAATCCCTCTACTCCAAGAGTTCGGTAGTCACTTCCAATTCGCTCACACCCAAGACCCAACCGTCCGGCCACGGCAACGGCAGTACCGTTCTGATGCTGATTAGGTGCGTGTGCGCGGGACGCATGTACTCGGCTACCTTTCTCACAATGTTCTCCTGTTCTGAAGTTAGCACGTTTTCGGTTTCAATGTCGAATGAGTACTTAATAAACGAATCATCCGGACCCAAAATCGTGCCGCCCACATACCCGATCTCCTCCGTATCGAAATCCACAAGGGAGTTGGCGATTCCTCCCGTGACTTGAATTGACGCTTCTTTGCTGGCGTCCGTGGAATAAATCACAACCTGTGCATGATCTGTCCCTTCGATAAGAGCGGTTGAAAATCCCAGAGCTGTTTGTGTCGCCGAGGCCTGGACTTGAATTGATGCCAACTCCCCTCGCCTAATCGTTTCCGCCATCACCGCTCCAGATTCGTCCCTGGCCACCATGATCCCAAACAGGTCGGCACTGATGCGAGAGGCGATTTCTGCCGCTGTCGCCGCTCCTGAGACAGCGATGTCTTCGGTCCGGAACATCACATCTCGCGGGACGATCTCGCCGTGAAAAGTGATTTGCAACAAGTCTCCAGGTGATATAGCGAAAGGCTCAACATTGGTCCCTAGCACCGTCGCAGATTGGCCGGGAATAGCGGCATAGGCTCCGGCTCCCGTGGCTCGCGCCGTGACCGCTGCGGCGACCTCCGCTGCTTTAGCATCCGTCTCGTCGGCGAAATCAGAGGCCACCAGCGTCACTGTTTGCGACACTCCCCTGAGTCGGAAGGTCAATTCCCACGGTTTCGCCAAGGATGTGAAATCCCACGGCTCCCAACCTTGACTCATCACCTCGGCGATTCCCCCGCTACCCAATTCGTCGACGTCCAATATCCATCCTTCGGATGCCAGATAATCGACAACATGGACGATCTCTCCCAGCAAGAAATAAACCGTTTGTTCGATTCCCCAGGCCGTTCCTTTTGAACCATAAATATCAACGAGAATTCGAAGCAATTTCCTTTTCTGAATCGGAGCGAGTTCCAAGTCAACCCACGACGCAAACGGGTTGCCCATGTCGTACAGCATTGCATCGATCTGAAGGTCGTTTGCGAGATCCGGGTCCCACTGGTCTACAAAATGGTCCACGTAGTAGAGCATCCAACCCAGAACTTCATTGATGCAATTCGCAAATCGTTCCAAGTCTCTTGTCGCATCCTCGGTCTTGTTTTTTTGCGGTACGATATTCTTCCAGTAATCGAAGGTTCTGCCCACAGGAACGGCCGGACCAAACCCGGTAAAATATGCTGAGCTAAAAGCAGAGTCTATCGCGTTGCCAGACTCGTCTTCAATCGCGGCTCCTGCTGTCAATCGGTAACGGCAATCAGGTGTCATTTCCCAATTAACCCGTAGATCGAATTGAGACGCAGGAGTTAGATCGGTCCAGCGGATCGGCGAGTATCCCGTCAACATCCAATAAGTTGAATCGCTGGATTGAAACGCCAACTTTCCGACGTCGCCTTCGACAAAACCTATGGCAGCAAGTCGCGAAGATTCGTCCACATAGGTCCATGTGGTGGGCACCGACAAGGTTGCCACATCTGATGCCGCCAACGATACCGCTGCCAGGTTTACGCCAGGCATCGGATCTACGTTGAGTCTCGCAAAAGCGTTTGCCCAATTTGCTATGTCGAGCACCGAACCAGAACCGCTGAGCATCATGTCATCGTCGAAGGTCAGCCGGATCGTGAATGGATCTGTGGCTTCTGCCGAAACAAAGCGAGGCGGAGTCAGATCAACGATTTGAAACTGGTAAAGGAACAAGATGGATTCAGGAGAGCTTATTCCTACTTCTACATTCACAACCTGTTCTGATTCGAAAAACGGTCCTCCGCTTTGTTGCGCCGCGACGTTCCAAAACACGTATGGCGATGAAGACTGATACGCGGTCAACAATCCAGTCCAAGGCGCGAACCAGGTTTCGACTCCGGCCACATAAGTCATGGCCGTTTCGCCTTCGATTGTCAGGTCAAAATCAGGAGGTACCAGACTTGCATCGGTCGGATCTCCATCCAAATCCACCAGAGTAAAAATGACTTCGGTGTCTATCGCGATGCGCGTCTCATCCGGTTGTGGATCTCGTTGGATCAGTACATACCGACCCGACGTGGATACCTCGACTCCGGCTTGATCGATACCGAGAGTGGCAAGTAATTGTTCAACCGTAATGGACACCGAGTCCTCCTACCGGATCGAAAGCGTGTTCAGCTTGAGCCGAAAACACACTTCGCAGGCTCCGTTCAGATGCCGAACCGGAGCTTTGAAATCGGTCCACCTTCTCCGCTCCTGCGGCATTATCGTTCTCTCCGCGTAAACCTCATCATTGATTAGTATTTGCATCAACCATCGGAAGTCCACAGGCGCAGGCCATTCTGTAGTCTCCCAATAGCTATCCGCAATTTGCGACTGGCTCAACGCCATCGGCAGCATCCGCATTTCATCCAAAGAACCCCAGAGTAATGGATCTCCAACTATCACGGGAGTCCCAGGTGCAGGAGCTATCGGAGATGTACCCATTACCGAAGATGGCAGATATGAAACAGGATTGTCGTCTATGTACAGCAGCAATCTATCTGCTGGAGGTAGAGAAATGTCCCAAACCAGACTGATTAACGTCCATCCGGGATTGGGTGAATCGATTACATATCCCGGAAATGCCTTGCCAACAATACCCGCTGCCGCATGACACACCGCTGGTGACCAACGGTGTCCTATCGCTCCTCTGAGAAAAAAACGAAAACCGTTGAGTGCTCCATCAATGCAATCGAAAATTACCGGATTGATCCCTGCCGAAGACAGATGCGCCACAGCATTGAAATCGATCCATATTTGAAAGGTGTAGGCATCTAAAGTAGAAGGGACCATCCATTGCGGAGTGTTGACGCCTTCCAAATAAGCCGTCCCGTCTACAGGAATGTCACGGCAGTAAGTCAGTGCTGGCGAATGCGTCTCCTGGCCTATCTCGATATTGCCGCGTCCCTCAAGGCTGAAAGCTCCCGCTACTCTATTGGCTGCTCTGCCGTCTGGCTCTCCGATGTTGTAATCAAACCACCACAGCGGGTCCAGGTCGGAAAAGCCCGGTTGAGGCTGGGCCTGGCTCATTAAAACACCAATTGTATCCATTGTTGCCGCAACCAGATCCCAATCGGTCAAATCGACAATCTGCCTGATCTCAGTGCAGTCGCCCGATTGCAGAATGGCCTTTTCGATATTGCCATCGACGCCGAGCACAAAAACATGCTCTCCGTTTGGAGCTACAAAATTCTGAGGTTTTGTTCTCCCCTGCCCTTCCGCTCGCAATCGGTCGAACCAAGTCATTATGTTATCCTGTACGCCTCCATGGCATCGAAAGCTCCGCGTCTATTAAGGCTGGCTGCCACCTGAAAAGCGAACCCGCAGTAGCCGCCCCACAACGGAGCACGATTCGTCAAAATCCGCAGCACATCATCGATCACTCCTCCGGCTGGAAATCCGGGGATGTTCTGCCAATCTGGACCGCCTGGCGTCCCAATGGGATGAGTACTCAGGTTGTTCTCAAAGCATTTCAGCAGCACATCTCCGTTCGGTTCGACAATCGCGTCGAGCCGGAGATGGTGCCACTGCCCGTCTCCCATTGCATACTGATTCGAGGACCGTGCCAGAATCGTCACGTTTTCGTCCGAGGCTACCAGGCCGGAAACCAGAGGAGCTTTAGCCAGAACAATCTCGTATGGATCTGCGTCCGACAATCCGAGAATGTAGCAGTAATCGTTCACCGATACTGGAGCGCCTTGGCCGCAAAAGAACAGCATCGGAGACATGCCCACGTTCCCTGGCGAGCTTACTCGCTTGACGCATCCACGGATCGATCCTCCGCCGTCTGGCACCGAAAGTCCTGACCCGGTCGGATTGAATCCTCCGAGGTCGACGTACTTTCCATGGGCTCCCGTGACCGTTCCGTCGAGAGAGTTGTACCCGTAGACAAAGTCGTTGGCTCCAACCGAAGGTGGCCGGTCGATTCCGCTGGTCACTCCTCGGGCCAGCGTAGCCGTGCTGAGTGATCCACCCACATCTTTCCAATCAAGCTGGCCCATCATTACCTCCTATGTTGGAAATATCTCATCAGGCCATTCCGTGTCGAGAAATTGTTCCGTATCTGCAACTCCAGAATCAAACATAGCTGGATCTAGTGTTACCTCAGACAGATCGGAAACCCAAATGGCGCTGATTCCAAACCAACCATCAAGCATGAATCTCTCAATAATCGTATCTCGCGGAATTGCGATGTCGAATATTGCTGGCAACATGCTGTTTTCAATTGCGTACTCACCAAATATAGGATCGTCGCTGATTTCAATGAGATTGGCTGACCATGAATCGAGCAGAAAACGATCCAAAGGGTCTACTCCTCCTGGGAGCACCGAATAGGCCCAGGCCGGTATACCGATTCCGGCCCATGATCCATCAGGACTAAAGGAAGCGAATCCAATGGCTCTCCTGCCGTCTCTCCACATATCCGATTTCAAAGTGGCAAACCCAAACCATACCGACATCATCGAGACACCGTCCCAACCGAACCAAATCCCTTGCTCGGAACCGTCGGTCCAAGATCCGAATTCGATACCCCTGCCGGTGAGTTCCGCCGAAGTGGCAGCGTTTAAATCGCTCACCAAACTGGCAAGATCCGCATAGGTGTTGCGCGGCAACGAAAACATTATCGGTTTGTAGATGAGTCTCCCTACCTCTGGGTCGGTCAGCAGAATTATCCTGTTCTGATTCGGCGGAATCGTCAGGGGAAATGTAAGCGCGGCGCCTCTCAACCTGCCGCCTTGCGCTGTGTCGGCTCTCCATCGCTGGCCCAGGAAAACTGACAGCGGATCGTTGTCCCAAGCTTCTTCGAAAGATTCCACGGCCAGCGGGTCATCATTGGTAGAATAGAGATGATCGTACCATCCGTCGAAGCCAGTCGGACCCGGACCAATCGTATCTTCGCATGGAGGAACCATGTTGTAGGCGTCCAGCCACGGCAACCCGTTCCAAAGCGAAAACATCTCGGTAGTGCTCTCATAATTGGGGATGCCTGGATTGAACACCTTTGCGACGATGTTGGCCAAACTGCTCATCCATTCTTGGTTTTCTCCAACCGGACTTATCGACCAGGCTATCGGAGCATATCCGGTGAGAATGTAGATTTCATTAGTATCGATTTGCCATGCTGCTCCGCCAACATCTCCCTCGGTAAAACCTGTCGCGGCCAGCCGAGTCGCTTCGTCGGTATAGGCCCAGGAGTAGCCAAGGAACCAGCCAGCCTCGAATCCCTCCCGCGCGATTCTCCATGTATCCAAATCGGCTCGGTACGCTGAAAATTCGGCCCACATTCCTTCGCCTTGGAACGATTGCCATTCCCAGTCTTCCGCTTCTCCCGGCCTGCCGGTCCCGCCAGCGATTTCGAAGTTGCCGTTTTTGAATCCATCCGTTCCTTCTTCATCAAAAGCGTGTTTAATATCCATGTCGGTACACGGCTCGTAGAAGGTAACTCCTCCAAACCAGTGACCTTCAAAACTATTGCCGAGCACCGAAATACGAGAGCCAATCGACGCCTGCCAGGTGGTCGATATGAGCAGAGCAGGAACGAGCGCTCGAGCTACGGTCACGCCATCAACCACAATACGAAGCTCGTAGTTTTCCCGGTTGATCGAATCCCCATGATTGCCAGTCCAACTGAACGCCAGATCGACAAGTCCGTCGTCGTAATCTTCGATGCTAAACGGAGCGACCAGTTCCAACCAGTCGGCGGCAATCCCATCCCAGTGTTTCAATACCAGTTCTCCGCCGTTGTCGGCCCGCCATATCAATCCGATTCCGCCTTCGGCCGGGCTGGGAGTCGCGGATATTCCGGCATAGCCAAAAGAGACAAGGACACTATCTCCTGGCCATGCGGACATATTCTTGAACTTGTACCGACCGACGTAAGTAAACGGAACCTCCGCGCCGAGAAAATCAATATCTGAAAGCACAAGCGGCAGATATTGGGTAGAGGCAGTTGTTGCGTTTATTTCTTTGCGGTCCTCGATGCCGCGCATGAACAGACTGGTGCGGTTGTTGAACAGAACTCCCCATCCGTTATCCAAGTCGTAATCTCTTAGCTTCTCCGGACCGCACTCGTGTCCTTCCGGGTAGTGTTGCAAATCCACCGCAGGTACTGTTTGCAAACTGGTCTGAAACGCAGGCGGAACGGCGATGCCCATCTCGGTAAGCCTATATATAAATTCTCTATAGGTTTGGTTGCAAAGATCCAGAACCCACGGATCGAACCGAGACACCGATATGTATCTGAACCAACTCTCTTGGAGCGCCGGAGGCTCTGGCAATGCGCCTGGAAATACTTTCGTAGCACCATGGAAAAGAGCCGGATTCAGCAGCATGTAATCTTCGAAACCGGGAGGAGCGTATGCTTGAAGGTCAGCGGTTGTGGATACGAGGTCGACCCAGCCTGGAACCGCGTCGTCCCAATACTGGATCTTTATTGTCCAAGCGGGCGGTCCACCAGTAATGAGCAGCCTGACGCGCCCAGAATCCACGCCATCCCAGGGAGTAACCACTGCCGATGTGGACACGAAAGCTCCAGTCGGATCTTCCACGCTGCCACCTCTGTATTCCCACGAGGCATCTCCAAGTCTCTTACCGTGCAGCGCATACATCAAGAAATCCGACAACTCCGTCCGGCCATCGAAAAGCATCGCTACCAAACCGGTCCATGCTCCTCGTGCGTCGGCGGAATTCCGCACCTCGGAATCGCCCCATCTCAATTCAATGTCAACGTTCAGATTGTCGACCCTGGAAGCGATCCATCCTCGGAGCGCTAGTCGGTAACCACAACAAATGTACCGATAATTCTCGCCAGCCACCGCGTCTGCTGCATCCTCTGGTTGCGGTTCTCCGTTAATAGGTTCAGCACCAAAGAACGACATATTCTCTGGCATATATTGAAACCCGGCGATCTTGGCTCCGTTCAGCGGATCTGCGCCGTCTTCAAAGTTCAACTCGGAAAGGTAATTGATGCCGCTCGCGCCCGCATACAGCACCGGCTCGATCCAGTGTCTGGCCAACAAGGGCCAGCGCGGATCGTTGCCTGAGATGACCAGTGGCCCATCGGCAGACCGCACTATCAGGTCTACGTTGACTGCCGGTCTCCAGATGTGGAAAGGTCTTGCCATCTAAATCGCTGTCCCTGTTGCTCCGTTAATTATCGTGACAGTTCCGAGTTGTGGAAACTCCCAGTTGTTGATTGCGACATCGTCTGTGATGCCGTTCAGTTCCATCGTGTGTTCCACCTTTCTCACTCCGGCTGAATCCTTTATCACATCGAACAGATCCGACCATGGTATCTCGCCAGCCGGAAGACCCTCGTCATCTTTGTAGTAATATCCGAAATCGACATTAGGATTGGGTTCTCCGCTGGCTAGCATCGGCTCGAAGTAATCTTCGAGATTGGCCAGAATAGCAGCTTTGACTGCACTGGCCACCGCTCCTTCCCGAAGCCATATCGTTGTCTCGACATTTATGGTTTTGTAGATAGGTACCAATACGGCCAATTGGAACGTCAGAGTGTGCGGATACCCGTCTGGTGGCGGCAGGGTCAGCATGTCCACAACCTGTTGGAGCAACAACGAACTCGGCGCACCTCCGGTCGTCGGCACGATGAATAACTTGCCGTGATTCTCCTCAATGGTTGAAGTCTCGTTGCTCGTCAGCATCAACGCTCGGCCAACCCCTACAACACGCTTAGCGTTGATTTCAAAATCCTCTCTCGTAACCGTCCTCGTCAACGTCCTCGCAGTCTCGGGCGCATTGACTCTGGCCGCCTCCACTTCTTCTCTCGGTGTTCCTCCTGCAGCTCTATTCGCATTCGTCGCCACCACGTAGGCTTCCCGACCAAGAGAATCGACAAATTTGCCGACAACTTTTTTCAACGAATTAGGCTCGACGTTCCCGTAAATTCCTCCGCCTGTTTTATAGCTGATGGTGCGGGTTCCAGCCGGTATCACGCCATTATGCCCGTCACCATAGAAGATGGTTGCTCTGTCGTTCTGATCCATCTGTACTCGGTAATGGCAGTCTGACGGTCCCGAATTGTAGAAAGTATCGACCCTGGCGAATATCCCCTGGGTCGGCGTTGATACTCTCTCCGAATTCCACAGAAAAGGACCAAAGGGCAAGATGTCCTGCTGATCCGCTCGATTGTTCGACGCCACCAAATACGGTGTCTGTGTAGTCGAGTTTTCCCAACCAAACGTCTTGCTGATTTCTCCCGCTCCTAGATCAAACGATACCGTGCCTTGCAATTCTCCCTTTATAGGATTGGTCACCTGTTCGGTTTGTACCGTCACTGGCGAAGCAGAAGGAGTCACTACGCCAGAGAGAGCCGTAGGGTTGGTAATAGTCAGCGTGACATCTGCTGTGGCTGCTGCCGCTGGGTCGAGAGTGTAGCCGATAAGTTTGCACAGCGCTATCATGTTGCGCCGAAGCTGGACGAATGCGATCCGGCCTTCTCTCGCATGTTGGTCTTGGTAAAACAGAAGCACATCCAAAATCCATGAATAGGATTCAACGAGAAGGTTTCCGAAGTTAGCCACGGCTTCATCGGTCCAGTCAGGGAATACCGACCTAATCAGATCGAAGGCGCGCTCGCGGATGGCGTAAAAATCCTTGTCGGTATAATCGTAGCTCTGAGGCAATATTGTTTCAGTCATTTCACTGCTCCGCGTACCGAGATCGGCAACGTCTCCAACTCTCCCATCTGTGTCGTTTTAGGCGCGAAGGAAACTATCACCTTCAGCGAATTCTCGTCCGTCTCGATGCGCACCGGACCCGTTCGCACACGACGTTCATATCTTCGCATTGGTGTGGCGGTATATTGTTCCGCCAAAGCTCTCACCATTTCGGAGTGTAGTTGGCGATGTTTTAAAGATCCAATTCTGCTGCCGCGTTCCGGGTCCCATGGCAGCTCTCCCGGATCGTTCGGCGATGCGCCGATGAGCCCAATCAATTCCTCGATGTCCGATTTCAGCAGTCGCATACCTTCGGCATTGGCAAAATCCCCCTTGCCGTCCCTCTGGAACGGACACACTATCCCTTGACCGAATTGTGTTTGTTTCGCCATCTTTCCTATCTTAGCACTGCTGCTTCCCTAATGCCAGTGTGAGAGCCAGGTCTGGATCGGGAATCGCATCAGCTATCGCCTCCAAAATATCTGCCAATGAAGTCAACAAATCCACCACCACCGCTATGCCGTCAGCGATGTTGTCGCTCACCAGCGATCCAAAACACGGTATCTCTTCTCCGCCAAACAACCCGATAAAAATATTGAGCAAAAGGATGATTCTGCCTATACCCTTAAGAGCTTCTGCCGTTGAAAGAATCGAGCCATTCATCGTGTCCTGGGCGCAGACCAGAAATCCGTTCATCTTGACATCGTTGAGATTCGCTGCTCGGTCTATCATGTCGGCAATACGTTGGAGTTCGCTCTGGATGTAGAGAAAATCTGCTGCAATCGCTCGGAGTAAAAAGGCCAGATTGCGAAGCGCCGCGATAATCATCTTGGGTATGGACAACTGAGGTATCAGCTTGAGCATCTGATCGACCAACTCGGCCAGCGCCGGAATGCATTGTAACAATTCGCTAGGATCGAGTGTCACAATCGTCTGCGGTATCGCCTGGACACAGCGGTACACAGCGAGCACGGTATCGAGTATGTTGAACAGCGGCACCAACGGAGCCATCGCCGGTCCTATTTGAGAAAAGAAATTCAGCGATATGTCTGCCCCGTGAGGTATCTGATCTATCGCATCCCAAACATAGGACAGGCACAACCCTCCTGGTAAACATATCTCGTCCAACGTCGGGATGTTGGGGAGGTTGAAGCACAGTTCTTCTGGAGGGAATGCCATTATCGTATCGGCCTGGAAGCAGGCATCACCTTTCTGTGGCGTATCTGCACATCGCCGTCGCTATCAATATCCGTCAGCGCTCCCGATTCGATCTGTGCCGCCGAATCACCGTGCATTTGAGCTGAATTTTCACTCAGTCGGAACCACGCCGTATCAGTCTCGCTGCCGTCTTTCAATGTTGCGACCTGCTTCACCAACAGGCTCGGCTTCAATCCCGTCTCCTCGTTCTCGCGTAAATCGATCACGATTCGAAACGGCCCATATCCGCCTACGATCACATCCGGCGATTCGTGTTCCGGAAACATCTCCCGCTCGCCATCTTTGGTCCCGTAATCGGCTGGCTCGTAAACCGGTCTTTCGAGATCGCCGTTGATGAACTGTACATAGACATCCGCTCCTTTGGGCGGAACGCGCACGAATCCCCACAGTGCCGATCCTCCTCCTTTGGGTTTGGCCCAGGCGGATTTCTCGTCGATCAATCCAGGGATCTGAACTCGAACCCGGCCATCTCCATCTGGGTCTTCCCGGTCTATTACCGTACCCATATAGAGTCCGTAATGCGGATCGCCCTGAAAATCGTCGCCTTCGAAACCAGAGTTCTTCATCACATTGCCGAATCCGGTGACGACGATTGGCCGCCACCTTGGTACAGGTTTTCTAAAGTCTTGTCGTTCAAGGCCAATATCTCTTCCGGCGACAGCATCGCCAGAGGTCCGGAATATGCTCCTGTAGTGTCTACAAAGGTGTATGCTGGCACGACATTACCGGCAGGATCGGTTGTCAATGTAACGGTTTTGGCAAGCGTCTGTTTTTCCTTGACCATGGTGTCGTCTTCGCTTGGAACAACAGCAGGATTCTTGGCTTCTTTGTTCCCTTTGCGAACCACTTTGGAAGTCTTGACCCGGTTGATGGCGTCCTTGCGACACTTCAAACCGATGGTCCACTTGCCTCCTGCAATGGTGTGCTCCGCCTCGTTGATGTAGTAGAGGCCATCTAGTGTTTCGGAAATACCGGCAAAACCCACGAGGAGCTTCGCGCCGACCCTGGAATCGCCTATGATCGGCACTGCCATTTTGTACCGTCCATTTGCGGTTTCATAGTACCTGGCATTGGCCTCGGTTTGGGCCTCCTCTCGGGTCATAACGCCTCCGTATCTAACGTCTTCCCGCGTCATCCTCCCGGCGCGTCTACCCTGCCCAGAGTCATCGGGATTCCCCATCTCTGTCTCTTCGCCCAGGCTATCGATCTCGGTGTCGTCTGGACCTCCTAGCGCTTCTCCCCACTCTTTCGTTTTTGGGTCTCGATACGTGACCTTTACCCTGGAAATGCCCCTGGTCATGTTGATGTCGAAACTTGGAGGAGCCAGAATGTCTCCTCGCCCTTCGTCTTGCCTATAAATGAACCAGCGTACCGGCTCCGTTTTCAGATTACGAGCGTGCCAATGAATGCCAGTAGCGTCTTCGTAAAACACAAATCCGTTCTTCCGGGCCAACCTGTTGAGCATTCGCGCATCGGTCACATGAGATTGGGTCACGTCCGTTCTGACCGAGGTTTCTTCAATCCACTGATAAGTTCCGGTATAACCGTATTCCTCGACCACCATGCGTACAAATTCAGAGTGTGTGACGTTCTCCGCGAACCTGGATACTTTGGCGCGGTCCATCAGCGAGAGTCGGCAGTGGGCCGATACCGTTACCTTGTCTCCTCCGCGCACCGACTGGACGATAAATCTGCGAGGCGTCACCATGTCTCCTGGCCATCCCCAGGTGACTAACAGTTTCTGCCCCTTGGCGAACACGGGCGAATCGATCATCTGAAAATCGTCGTTGCGGAACAGGAGTTCAAGCCGGTCCTTGCCACGGTCCCTGTCTATCACCTTCATGGAGAGCATACGAGTCTGAAGATATTCGACCATCTGCAAATAATCGCCGTAGTAGGTGTCATCGCCTTCATCGAAGTCGATAAGCTGAATGATGACCTGTGCACTCCCATACGGCATGCCGACTCCTAGTGATGATACCGTCTATTCTCTCTGTTAAAAACGTAGTTCCTTATAATCCGTTCGCTCGGTATCGCTATCGAAGTCCCTGGTTCGATCCGGATGGTAGGGTCGACAACCGGCTCCGGCTGATATTCACAAAGCAACCACCAAAGCAAAGATCGATTGGAGAATGACGGAAAAAACTTCCACGCCAAACCCCACCAAGTTTCGCCTTCTTTGGCCACATAAAACCTGTTGTCGGATTCATCTCTGAACCTGAATGGTTCTCGCTCGTCGAGATACTTGGTTCCGTCTCCCGTGTCGAGGACGGTGCAATATCGATACCGGCTGTATTCATACATAGACATTAAAGTCCCCACGTTCTAAACATCCCGTTCATCAGCACATCCTCCATGGTGATGCGGCCCATAGGCGCTTCCCGGAACGTCACCGGAAGTCTCAATGCTACTATATTGCCATCGATGTCTGATTGCTCATGGATCTCTCCGAGACTTTTGAGCTTGGCTCGAACTGTAACGATGCCAGGCAGGCAAAGAATACACGGCGGTTGTTGTGCTGTTATCACCCCAGACTGCGAGTAGCCGGGATAGAGAAGCGATTGGAGAAACCTGCGTTGTTTCTCGATCTCCTCCGACATCATATTCAGTTGAGATTTTTGCCCCTCTGACTCTTTGGGCTTGCTCATCTCTTTTATCATCATCAGCGCGTTGTAATATAGCTCAAATGAAATTGTCGCGTTGGTTGTGTTCTTGTAGCTCTCATAAGCGTGCGACATGCCCATGACGTCCATAGTTTCGTCATTGACCGAGGTGTCCACGTTTATTTGAGGAGGTCGAAACGGAAAGGTAATCATGTCGGGATAATCAGGATTACCGTTCTCTTCGAGGAACAGGTTTTTCACATATCCTCGCACCACCTTACTGGGACGCTGTGATGCGCTCGCTCCCAGATTCGTTTCGGGTGTTATAGCCGGATCTCCCATTTAATCTCCTAGAACGCTGGCACGGCTGCGGTGTCGTCCAGCGAATCTTCTCCCGTCATGCTCGGTTGCCGACCCACGACTTGCGCCAGCTTGTCTCCGTCCACGTTTATTGTCACGGGTTGACCACTCATCTTTTCCAACTGCTTCGTTATGGACTGAAGCTCGGACAGGAACTGCTGTTGCATACCTTGTGAGGCCTCGGAGAACGGCAGATTCCCTTCGGCAGCAGTTCCCTTGTTTCTGGCTCTGAAATCTTCAGCAGATGTGTTTATCCAATCCTCAATGGATCGTTTCCGCGCCTCCAGATCTCCAATCTGCACGGATTCTCGAGGACGGTTCATACCCTTGCGTCGCTCTCGTGTTGCCGCGTCAGCAAGATCAGATTCCCGTTGCGCATCCCGTTCCGCTTTGTTCGCATATACGTCTGCCAGATCGGTCGCGGCTCCCGCTGTGAAAGAGAAAGCGTTTTCGGGACTCAGCGAGTCCTTAAAGTAGTCCAATGTGTCCTGAAATTCTTTCTTTGTCCCCGTCAATCCAGACCACACTATATCTATTGGTGCCGATAAGACGTTGCGTATCAAATCCACTCCTTCGAATATCGCCGCGAGTAGCATCTTCACCGTGTAGTAGACGCTGTCCAAAACGGTTTTCGTATCGGCGAGGAAGTAGTAGAGTTGCCTGAAAGCGTCAACAAAAGTGGCCACGCCTCCTCTGAGATCCTCTGCTGTTAGGTTGCCAATAAATGTGGCGAAATCAGATCCAAATTGAATCAGATTTTCCATCACCGATGCCGCTGTCTCGCCAAGTCGCGCCAGTTCCGATCCTGCCGCTGCGCCTTTCTCTTTCCATTGGTTCAACAGGTCGGAAGAATTCTGTGCATCGCCTCCGGTGAAAACAGAAATGATGCTTTCCAGTTTATCTTTGAATCGACCGAATGCCGACGACTCCGACAAGGCGGCAATGCCCGACTCAAATCCCGATTTCAAACCGGTCCAAAACGATTTGAGTCGTTCGATCCACCGTTCAAAACTCTTCAGAAACTTCACGATGCCTTGGTTCTCGGCCTTGTCCAGATTCTTTTGAAGGTCTTCCGAGAACGCCTCTCCGGTCAGTATCGACATGGCTCCCGAAGCCGCCAACCGGACCTTCTCCATGATGACCGAAATGTCCATGCCCTTGTCGCCAAACACCTTCATGGATTTGAACAGAGCCGTAAAACCGATTCCCATCCCTGACAGAAGCATGACAATAGGAGTGCCGATGAGCAGAAGTTTCCCTATCGACACAACGAGGCCGATTATCGATCCGCCGAGCATCCCTATCGCTCCGCTGACGAGCATGAGTCCGCCTCCTGCCACAAGTAATCCTCCTATGGCGACAACGAATTTGAACACGGTCTGCTTCGCTTCCGGTGACATCGATTGCACGAACGCGGTTATGGATGTCAGCAATTCGTATAGGACTTTAACTGCCGGTTTCAGGCTCTTTGTGAAATCTTCTCCCAACAGTGTTAGCAGGGTTTGCCAAGCCGCTCCGATGAGTTGTTTCTGTCCGCCATAGGTGTCTGCCAAGGCATCACGGAATTGCTGCGCCACATGCGTAGAAGTGCTGAGCACTTCACCCAGGTTCTGCACACCAAGAGCCGCTTTGAGCGACGCGGTTTGCTGCTTGTCCAAAACATCGCCGTTTTGAGACATGCTATATCTCATAGCGTTGACGGCATCTATCCCCTTCAGCGTGATCTCCCTGTTCTTCGACATTACTTTGAAGGACGCTTCGGATACCGCATTATAAGCACCGACCCCTCGGAATCCAAAAACTACAGTTCTGATTCGCATCCGTTCCTGGTCGCTCAAATCCTTTGTCTTAACGGCCAGCTCGGCCATGATACTCAGAGCGCTGCGCATCTTTTTGGTATGCGGATCAAATACGGAGATCCCCAACTTTTGCATCTCGGCTTGACCCTGCTGATCCGTGGCCAGATTGCGGTACGCTTCCGCGAGCGCCATCGTGGCTTTCTCCGCCCCGATGTTTCTGTTTCGCATCAATCCCATATTGACGAGAATATCCGAGAAGGTTTGGTTGTAGTCTTTGGCAGTCACGGAAAGTTTGCTTATCGATCCTTCGAAATCTCGCGCCTGATATTCGGACATCTGCGTGATACGCAGCAGTTGATCCGTTACTGTTCCCGCCTGGCTCATCTCCTGGTTCATGCCATCTATTGCATCGGCAAGAACGTCTGCCGATTGAGCCAATCCGAGTTGACCCATGGAACCTGTCGTGAGATCGAGCGCGGCTCTTAACGCAATTTGCGAATCAGTTGCCCTGACTCCATTCTCCACAAGGACTCGCAGCCCTTCTATCGCTTGGTCAGGAGAAAACTCTGTGCCTATCGTGGCGGCAATGGTGGCGTCGTGGTACTTCTTCAGATCCACAGCGGTAGCTCTGCTGATTAGTCCCACGCCGATTAAACCTTTTTTGAAACTACCCGCTGCTTCGGAGGCTTGTTCTGCCAAATGGATTATTCCCAGACCTGCATGGAGCGCACCGAAACCAATCGCTGTGGCGCTGAGAGAGGCGTTGAGTCCTCCGGCCATATTACCGGCTTTGTCTTTCAACCAGGCAAAACCGGCACCGACTTTTTTAATGACTGGTGTTGCAGCATCAGATGCCCTCAGAACAAATCCGGCTCCCATCTCGTTCAGCATCAGTGCCTGCCTTTGAACGCGCCTTTCACTTCGCGCGTTCTCTCCTCTACCGCCTTCTCGAGCAAGTCTACCGCCTCATACATGCCGAGGTTCAACGTATCCATGTAACCGATTTGGAGTCCTGCGCCGAACAAAGGTAGCCATGCCAGATTGAATCTCAATGTCCTAATGTCCTCCTCGCTCAATCCTCCGATTGGGGCGCACCACTCCGAATCTCCTTCCTCTTCGCCTGCGCTCTGCCAGGCGAGAAAATTCCGTCGAAAGGGAGGTCGATTGCGAACACGTTTCGGCACAGAGAACGGGGACATTCGATCTCCACCTCTGTGTCTATACCGCAGTCCGCCTCCACAAATGCGGCACGAAGATCCTCGGCTTCGTCGCTCGTCAATCCTTCGTGCGGTCCTTTGCCGAGCCCGTCGAGCCAATTCATCAGGTCTTTGGAATCTATCCCGTCCACCTTTGCGATGCGCGTCCTCAAGCTACACGCCATCTCACGGCCTGGAAATTGCCGCTCCAACTTCTCTTGGAACTCGGCGTCCTTCACCATCTGAAGATTGAAATGGACCATCTGGCCTGCGATCTCGACGCTCATTGGCTTGCCTGCAAGAAACGCATCGAACGAAGGCTTAGGTATCGTCTTCAGAGCGAGATCGGTATCCAGATTGACCGCCCAAGTGAACTTATGGTTGCAGACTCGGCTGGGGCATTTGATGTTGATGTCATATTGCGCACCTTCTCTATATGACAACTTACGGAGTCCCAGCATGGCGGCCAGCATGTCTCCGGCCAGCATGTCTTTCCACTTGATCTCGCCTCCTATCGCGGCCCAGGAATACGGTCCTGTCTCAACGAAACCCTCGCTGCACATCGATACGATCTCCACCAGTACCTTGTCCTGCGCGGCCCTGCGCGAGCGCGATGCCGATGCCAGATGATTCTCTTCCTTCACCATGAGTTGCCTCATGGCTACGATTGCTCCGGACGGTAATGGGATATTCTGACGCCTCATGGAATCCTCCTTGCCTATTCTGTTTCAATCCCTCGCGGGACCGACCGGCAGGAATGCGGTTATCGCACCCTGCCGATCATTGCCTATGCCCAAGCCGCTAAGCGGCATTCGATTATGACGGAACCTGCTCGAAATAATCGAACTTCACGATCACCGATTCTACCCGGACTTCGTCCGCGTTGTTGTCCCAGTCGCCTGCCGAGAACTTGCGGCAGTAGCACTTAAAGCAACGGAACCGCTTCAACTCCTCGCCTGCGCGGTCGAGTTGAACGATGTCCATGGTGCGGAACAGGTCAGGCGGAACCATGCCTGTCCCGGCTGCCGCGTCGTATGTATCGCGGAACCAGTTGTAGAGGTCGTAATCGTTACACGCTCCTCTGACTAGCGTTGCCTCGGTGAAGGTGACTCTACCCGGAGCGTTGTGCGGGTGGAGCCTCCCTCCCTCGTTGTATTCGATATTGGCGGCCTCGGCAGCGATCTCGCTACAGCTTTGGAACGCGGCACGAGCCACGCCATCTATCTCCACGACGAAGGAGAACTTCTTATCCCAATTGGTAGGTGTTCCCATCGTTTCCTCCTTCTACGCTGCCAGGCTCTCCTCGAGTGCCCTGGTGTCTTGGGTGATGAGCAGGATGATCCAGTCGGTCGGTTTGTTGGTCGCAAGCCCGACCCTGATAGTCATGATCCCTGCAAATTCGTTTGCTACTGGATTCAAATTGTCGCTGACGTCTACGAAAAACGCTGTCTCCGGATTCGTCGACCTGAACGCTCCTTTCCCCATCTCTCCGACAAGGAACTGCTTTATGGAGCGACCTGCGCGTTGCCTGTTGGTCCGGTTGTTGAACCGGTGCCGGAAGATTTGGAGTCCTTCCTTCAGCGACTCCGCGATGAATATCACTCCGCGTCTCTCGCCGATGGACGGGAAATTGCCCGTCGACTTCAGGGTCCGGCTGCCGTCGATGTACCACAGTCCGCCTGTGGTTTTGTTGAACGGATTGATCCGGTACGGGTAGACGTAATCGCGCGTCTTCTCATCCAGGACTTCGTGTTGGGACTTGCCTCCTGGATCGTCTTCGACGCCCATCATTCCCCGAATGACTCCCCATCCCTCGCCATAACCAGCAGGCGCTTCGTACACTCCGCCGAGCTTCTGGTCGTTCGCCGCGCACTTGCCAGCGATCCAGCCGGACGGAGGAACAGTGATGGTGTCAACGTCGCCGTACACTTCCGGAGCCGGATTCGCCACTTTGATTCTCGGCCAGTGAATCGCTGCAAATTCCGAATATTCAAAAATACCGTACCCGGTCAGCGTGGAAACGATGTTCGTCTTGTTCAGACCTGCGGCACAGTCGAGGAAGCAGAACATGGAACCGTTCCTGTCGAGTTCCGCGTAGTCCATCATGCCTTTATAAATCGCCTCGGTCGACATGCCCGGAACTATCAAGATTCTGCCTGTGTTGATTCGGTCGAAGGTGTAGAGTCCGGTAGGGCCAGCCACGTTGCCTATGTAGTCAGAATCCGCTATGCCCGCGAGTCCGTCTCCGCCACCAGTCATGTTGGCACTGACTACGTTCACGGGACGTTTGTTGAGCAATGGAGTCAAGCCTGCGTCGACTACCGCGATCAATCTCGATCCCAGGTTTTCGTTGTTTACCAACGACTCCACATAGTTTGCGCTGGTTTCATCCATGTTGAGATTGGGCCATGTTTCCTTGACGATTCCGCTGTCCAGCACTTTCAAGTTGAAACTCTCAGCCTGGCCATTTGTTGCCGCTTCGATTGCGATTTTGAGATCGTCGGAATAGGTTCCGGGGTACTTGCCGTAGCAAGTCAGTGTCGTCTCGGCTACTGCGTCTTCGCCGATGTGCTCATCGTTGTCGAAGCCAAAATCGTAATCCGACGTACCGAGCACTTGCACCATATAGGCTGCCCCTGGCGTATTGTACCGCATCGTGAGTTGATTGCTGGCGACGGTCACTCCCAAATCCACGCCCAGTGCCTCTATCAAAACTTCCATTTCGAGCGCAGTTACACTGCGTATGTTGCCAACCTC